CATCACAACGAAATCTAGCGCCCTACCCCGCAGACTGTCGGGGTTCTCAGCGCCTTTTAGTGAAACGGTTGACCCGTTGCGTAGTGTTACCGTGAGTGACGTTTCGTTTTTGCGCTCTATGTACCCATCAGGTATAGCATCGAGAAGCATAGTCCAAGCGATCTCTTTGGCTGCTTTGTAGGTCGGAGCAACATACCAGCAATTCTTGCCTTTACCACTTAGAGCAACGCGCAGTAACTCATACACGCAAATGAACGTCTTGCCGAATCGTCTACCTGCAACAACTACCCGAAAGCGGCAGTCGTTAAAGAATATATCATCCTGAGGCTTGGTTAGCTTCATCGGCTCGCTCGATAACTATGGGCTGCAAGTCTATCGGTGCGGCTTCTGGCTGATCCATCTGGCCTAACCAGTTCTTTCCTAGCCATATAAGCTGGGTATTGTCCCCGTCCATTGCTTTGGTGTATTGCCTACGTCTGAGGCTCATTTTGCCCGCTGCGCTCTTTTGTTTGAAATAGTCCGAAAAACCGACGCCATGCTCGCGCTTACACGCCGTGTTAAGCGTGTCATAGTCAACGCCGAGAACTGCTGCCTGTTCTTCGCCAGTGCAGTGTATCTCGCACATAGTATCGACTTGATCCCAGTCTATCTCGGTCAATGGTCTTGCCATCAGTTGTTTAGGCTTCCGTTTGTTCTACTCGGGTTATCGTGCCGCTCCACCATAGCTTCTAATGCTCTGATCCGACTAGGCGGGGGCAGGTCTGAGTAGTAAAAGACCCGCTTACTTGCCGCTGTATGGGTTGTGCCCGTATGGACTTCACCATTCGGCATTATATGAACTAGGCCCGCGTATATCGTGCCATCCTGATTAAACAGTAATACGCCACGCATCATGCTTTACCCTTCACTCTTTCATAACCACGAATGCCTGACATTCCAAGCATCCCCAAAAGCACCGGATACAGTAGGTCGGATTGTATCTCAGGAACAGGTAACCATATCCCTAGAAACGGCGAGACCACTACGTTGTAGGCCAGCCCTATCCAACAGATATGACCGATCATAGGACGCCAGCTTCGCTGTAGCCAGTTACCGCCAGCTTCTACCTTGGCCAACTCGATCTGCGCTAGGCTTAATTCTTGCGCGTGTTCGTCGGCCATCGTCGCGATCTTATGCGCTAATTGCGCCTTCTGGTCTTTGTCCTCGATAAACTTATCAAGAATGCCCGTTACAGGCCCGACCAGTTCTTTAACAATGCCTATTCCCATAAAATCGCACTCCGACTCGTAATGGTCAAAATGAACTCTTTACCGACCTTTGCAAAGAATTCTCTACAGGTCGCCTTGGAATTGTAAACCATCGGAACAGTTTTTGTAATCTCCCATCCGTTACCCAACCCTATACAGCCGTGTAGCTCTTTAGGCCAATTCGCCGCGTGGATCAGGATATGGCTGCGATCAGGCACGTTAGTTAGCTCAACGACGCCCTTGAATCTATTACCGTCGAATGGCTGGCATTCATAGCTGGCCTCGGGGACGCATGACTCCCAAGGTTTGTTATTAAGCCAAGGCCGCTCTACGGTGTAACAGTGAAACCCGCAATCGGATGTCAGTTCGCCGAATGTCCCTTCCTCCAAATACGCCAGCCGTTCTAGTTTTACAGTCTTCATGTCACCTCAACATAGCAAATCGGATATTTTAACCCTTTTGCTATCGTAAACAAAAGGTTTACTTTTAGTTTAGTTTTTGTAATTATTAACCCGTCGGAACAAATTAAGATCAAACAACTAGGAAACGACAAGATGAAAGGAACCATAAGAAAAACGGAAGTCACTGATTACATAAACTTCAGAACCAACAAACTCAATACTGGCAAGGCTTTTGAGATTGTTTTGGAGAACGGTTTGGAAATGTGGTTGCCACAAAGTTGGAGCAAAAAACAAGTTGTTGACTACGTTCAAAGTCAAGTTGGTGGTGTTGAACTGACGGAGGTGGCCGCGTAAGCGGCTAGGAGGAAAGAATGAAAGAGCGAAAAATTTTGGCGAATGCCTACGTTCTCAGCCGTTTTAGCAAAATGTCTGATTACACATCCATTGTTGGCGTTTACCCTACGATGGAGCTGGCTGAACAGGCTAAGGTGCGGCAAGACGATTTATGGCACGACGCAATTCACACGATTGACGCCACTGTTTTACACGGCGCAGACAAACTGGATTTGCGTCTACGATGATCAACAAGCGCCGCGTAAGCGGCTCTGGGGGCATAATGAACGACACCTTCTACCGAGCAACTCAGGCGCTCAAAAAGCTGCCCGATATGTACGGGCGTTCTAGCAATAGGCCAGCACCTAAAAAGCTGACCGAGGCACAAATTGACCGCATTGGTGAGCTATATCAGCAAGGCTATACAAAGGCCGCTATCTCTCGCGAGATGGGTTTGGCTCAAAGCACAATCTACAACGCGGTTCGCCGCTTCATCCGTTCGGGAGTTTTGTAATGCGATTACGTTACGTTTTACTGATAGGCGCTTTATTCGTGCTGATGATGTGGTCATCGGCAATGTCGTTTAACGATGAACTGCTCGAAGAATCTGAATACATGACCAACGTCTGTGACGGTATTTGGCCTGACTTCAAAGAGTTACGCCCGACCTGCCCTTATCGGTTCGCCGACAAGTCTTAATATCTGTTCTTCTTCATCTTCGGGGGCTTCTTCGCCGGGATCAGGCCCCTCGATCTCTCCCTGATATTCGCAAATTACTGTGATTATCGTCCCCGGCTGCATATCCTCAATCAGTATGTTCGCCATAGTATCCTGCCCTTTGTTCGTAATCTGCTTGTTGCTTGCGCTTAAATTCTTCGCGCTCGATCAGTTTAGCAAGATGCGCTCGGGCGTTGTGCAAATTTTCTATGTTTTGCGTCTCAGCAAATGCCGTAACCTCTTTGATTGTCTCACCGTCGAGGTATCCCATTCGCCGCGATACGATCAAATCTATTGGGTAAACTTCAGTCATCATCTATCTTCCTCAACTCGCCCCTAAACTCGTAAGTCCCCGGCTTATGCGCTCTTATGAACTCAGGCATCATTAGAATGCCATCTCGGATCGTTATTACAGCAAACCCACTAACCCAGTTCTTCGGGGAATCTTCTGCATACTCAAACGCTGGCGCGTGTGGCTCCTGCATTGTCCCTAGCTGAATGCCAAATCGTGTTCCGGTGTAATCAGTGTACGGCTTACATTCCTGCTGATGGGTGTGGCCTGTAACCATATTAGCCCCGCCTTTTAGAACGTTGTTATACCCCGCGTGAACGCCGCCATTCCATCTATGCTTAATAACTAGCTTCTCCCTATCGCCGAAGTTTATGTGCATAGACATATAAATCGACCAGCTTGGGAAAAAGTCTTCCAATCGCGTACCTGTCAGCCCTCTAAGCTCTGGCATCTGGCTCGCTAGGCGTGATTCAAAACGAGCATCGTGATTACCTATAGTCCAGATCCGCTCTGCGCTCGGCGCTGCTTTTTCGATTTCTTCTAGCCGCTGCTGTACGGTTTCCATCTCATCGGATAACGCTGGTATATATTCCCAGCCTCTTGGCGGATGTCGGCTAATACTTGCCCCGTCGATCATATCCCCATTCAAGATGATCATATCGGGCTGTAGTTCTTTGGTTAGTTCAACGAAAGCTAGATGTGCCGTTGATACGGTATTCAGTTGATAGTGCGCATCTGACCCGACGATGATTACTAGATCATTCGTGTCAATTTCTTTGCGTACATGCTTCGCTGGTTTGTTTTTATCTAGGTTGAGTGGGTTCTTTATCTCTCCAAACGTCGCCTCTAGCATTCTTCGCTTTTTGTAGACGTTCCTGACATCGAGATCGTATTTATGCGCGAATCCTGCCGCGCCCAATCTCTTAAATTCAGCCACCCATTCTTCATGGTTCAATCCCGACCTGTCTCGATACTGCTGCACTGCTCTGCCTCATGTAGTGATTTGTTACATGCGCCCAAATGAGTCCTTTCCAGCCCTTACGGTATTGTTTTTCGATGTGGTCTTTTTCTTGTTCCCAGACCTGCTTAGCAGCTTCATCCATCGCCTTGATCATCTTGGCGGCTATCTGACGCGGCTTCACAGTACGCAATCAAAACATTTTGACTGCCCCATCCCTGTAATCTTCGGAAACTTGGCGCGTGCCTTCCGAGTCCTACAGTGCGAGCAAAAGAGTAGCTCAACTGGCTTATACCCTTCTACTTGGGTGATTTTACCCCCATTTTCTGTAAATTTCTCAACGTCCTGCTGCAACCTTCTTCGGGATGCTTCGCGTTTCGCATTGAATGATTCCCTCACGATATTCGCCCCTCGTGATATTTTATGTCTTTCGTGAACTGCTTAATCATATCGCGATAGTCAGCCGTGTATAGCTTTCTGACTTTGCGTTGCGTTTCTAGCATATGCTCAACGAAATCTTTACCGTAATAGTCGATCATCCAGATTGTATAGGCTTGCGCTGCTGCGCCGTGTTTCATACCCCAGTTATTACACGCCTTACACTGCGGGTGAACGTTCTCCACTTCTAACGCCCAGTAGCTAGATTTACCCTTGGGAATAAAGTGGCCCCCGTCCATTTCTTTGTAGTGCTTAGTGATACCGCAGGTAACACAATCCACATAACCGTGATCATCTGCCGCCGCGATTCTGCTTAGCAGTTGCAGCTTTTTCATTGCCTTAGCCCGTAGGGTTTCTGGCACTAGCGAATACCTCGCAGGTTGGCTTGTCGCGTTCTTTCGGCCTCAAAGTATTTATTACCTAGCTCGATCTGCATTTTCACCTTTTGCGCTGCGATGCTTTTGTACTGAACATCGAGATACATTTCTTGCCATTCATCCTTGGCCCTAACTTCTTGCTGGGCTTTGGCTGCGCTCATGCCGCTATCCATCATCGCTTTAGCGGCCATTGCTTCTTGGCTTTTCAGTCTTGCCTCGGCTTCTGCTGCCTCGCTTTGCGCTGCATCCCATTCTTCAATTCTCGTACTTAGCTTATCAAGAATCCTATCAAGCTGGTCGATTTCCCTACTCATCTGCGCCCCCTGCTTTTAGCGTATTTGATTTGTTGATATTTGTCGTAACCGATTGTTGTTTCCGATGGCTGCAACGGCGGTAGCTTGAGCCAAGAATATGGCGCTTTGTAATTGTACTTTGCCAGCGTGCGGAAATAAGCGACCCCAGCTTTGCGGTTTCGCAAGTGACATAACCCCAACATCTCACGATAGAATCTTCTAATTTCGTCAACATCAACGCCATCTTGCGCGGTGTAGGAAACCAGTTCACCGTCAGCAACGTTGATGTCTTTGCCTTTTTTCTCAGGTAACTCCCAGCCGCATGACGGGCATTTTCTAGCACTCGTAAAGATATGGCCGCAGCTATCACAGACAATTCCTTCACTGTCTTCAATCGTTTTCTTAAGTCGTTCTTGTGCGATTCGCTCATACAAATTCCCCGTCGGTTCTAATCCCCACGGCACTTCATCGCTCGCAAATCCCAAACGGACTACATTGCCAGCGTGATCTAGTACCAAACAATCTTCCTTCCCTTCGGCTGTTCTCAGGCCCCGTCCTAACATCTGCAAGTGCAGGATGATCGACTGAGTTGGCCTCGCTAATACAACGCAATCCATCTCCGGCAAATCGAAACCATAAGTTGCCACCATGCAGTTGGTCAATACTTGTGTTTCGCCGGATCGGAACCGATCAAAGATAGCTTTGCGTTCATTGATATCAGTCATGCCATCAACGTGATCTGCTTTTATGCCCTGCGATCTAAACCTGTCCCTCACTAAAATGCTGTGCTTAACCCCAGCGCAGAACACAACAGTCCGTCTGCCGCCAGCCAGCTTTAACCAATGCTCTACAATGTCGCCGACGATGTGCTGCTGGGACATCCGCTCCTGCAATTGCGTTTCGTTGTAGTCGTGCTTTTTGCGGTCAAAGGCGATCCCGTCTAAGTCAACCTGAGTCGGCGCGTAATATGTGGCTCTCGACAGATGGCCCATATTCATCAACTCAGACACCATAGGAGCCTGTACCATCATTGAATAGGCTTCACCTAACCCCCTGCCATCTCCCCGCGCTGGCGTGGCAGTCAGACCCAGAATATGCGTTCCTTGCTCTTTGTAGTGGTCAATTAGTTTCAGCCAAGTCGGGCTTAGTGAAAGGTGACACTCATCTACAATTAACAATGCGGCTTCGGGTAGTTCGATCCTGCCGCTCTTTGTTCTGGCGTGTAGCGTGTCCTTTGAGGCTATCTGCAATGGGCATCCGAGAGTCCAATAAGTCATCTCTTCGCCAGCCATTATGATGCCGTAGTCGTTTCCAAAGTCGTAGCCAATGGCGTCGAACTTATCGGCGGTCTGATCAACTAACTCGCGCCTCGGCAATAAAAACAGAACCCGCTGATGTTTTTGTAGGTAATAATCGGCAACAGCCGCAGCCATGACGGTTTTACCCGATCCAGTTGGAGCTTGTAGGACAATCGCGTCGCGCCTTGATAGCTCGGCGATAGACTCCCCTACCGCCTTGCTTTGATATTCTCGCAGTTTCATAGGAGGCAATGACCGCTTACGCGGCGACCTTTCTTGCGGCTAAGAGAACGCGCGTTGTTTCGCGAATTTTAACCTCGTAGCCCTGTTGCTCTAATTGAGCTTTACGATCACTAGCTTGGTGAATGCACCTGTAGATTTCGTAAACAAATCGGCTTTCTTGTTGCTTCGCCATTTGTGTAATCCCCCAAAGACCGCTTACGCGGCCTCCTTGTCTTTCTGTACGTCGTAGGCTTTTAGGCCTCGCAATGATCGTGGCAGCCGATCCGTTTCGATCCATACGTCGTTTTTGATGTAGACGCCGGAATCAAGATAAAAGCCAGCGGGTGAGATAAGCGGGCCATCAGTGATTACGTAACGGGTTTCGACCTTTGCCAACGGCAGATCCATCGTTACTTGGTAGGCTTCGATATCCAAATACAGTCGGTATGCAGTTAGCGCGTCGGTGTTGGCTTTGGATGAGTAGAATTCCCGCAATGCGTCCAAATCATCAATGCTAGGCTGCGCGTCCCATATAGACTCGGCAGTATCGTAGTCGATGCCTAGTTCAGCAATTTCTGCTTTAGCTTCAGCGATCTTTTCGATTAAAGGTTGTTTGATGTTTTCCATGTCGATCTCCTGTTGGTTATTACTTAATTTGTTTCGACGGTGATACTTTGCCACCTAAGCAACCCTAAGTCAACTCTTGGTTTACTATTTAGATCAAAAAAATGGCTTGTTTCAAAAAGCCATAGTGACCGCTGGGTGCGTAGGGTGTCCTATCACCTGAGGGGTTTGTCAGTTGAGGCTATATTTTCATCCGACCATTTCGCGGTATATGCAAGCTGGCCCAAACTCGTCCTACCCCTTCGGGTCACGACACCTTTAACGGATGTTCAATTTCGCGCTGCACCAAAAGCGCGTAGCTTCTCAACGTTTGTCATCAGATTTGTTTCGCTCAACGGTTCAATACTGACTAGACCGCGCCCGTTAGGGTTTCTGCCACTTTCGTGGAGCTTGGATAAGGGGAGCAACCGACCTCCGTGGGAAGTCGTCGGGGGATGTGGAGGCCGGCGCTCAACCGTAGAATACATCAGGCCGAATCTCTTGGCGAGTTACATTCCCACCAGTTAGTCGTTCAATCTCAACCACCCTAGTCGCAGGGATCTGCGTTCGCTTCCACTTCGAGATTGCCTGAGGTTGCACGCCGAGATGCTTCGCTAAGTCGCGCTGCGTCCCAACATACTTTTTGATTCTTTTGAAAACTTCCTGATCCATCGGGCGATCTTAAATCAGCTAAAACTAAAAATAAACCTTTATTTTCCTAAACGACGGGTTTATTATTCTTGTATCGGTTGGGAAGCCGATCACGAGAAACACTAAGACAGGGGAAACCTATGATTTGTAGATCCGATGAAGACCGCGCTAATCCACGCGCACCATTCAACCAAGAACCACTCGATGACGCAGACCGCGAGTTCGATGTTGTTATCTTTGGCGAAGATACTCACTCAGTTCTTGGCCTGACCCAGCTAGACCGATTAGTCGGCGAAACACTCAGACCGCGCAATCAGTGGTCATATTCCGAACTCGACCTAAACCACGATGGCTTTTCTACCATTGCGGATCAAGATGGTTATGCCGTTGGTACGGTTACCGAGGTGACGCCATGAAGGTCAAAGACGAACTAATGAAGTTTTCCGAGGTGTTCGATGAGCTAGAGGCCATCGTTCAAGATTCACCACTACCCAAATTCACCGAGGCTGATATGACCAAAAGCGCAGAACTTATTTCTTGGGAACTAAAACGCCCTTGGCCTACTAACCAAGTCAAAGAGCGCAAGGGGCCGGGAGGCAAGATGCTTTCCTATGTCGATGCGCGACAGGTTATGGCTAGGCTCGATGCTGTAGTTGGCCCAGATGGTTGGCAATCGCACTACTCAGAGATCGGCGGCAACTGCTGCTGTACTTTATCAATCAAGATGGGCGATCAGTGGATAGCCAAATCCGATGGCGCTGGTGAAACCAGTATCGAAGGCGAGAAGGGTCAATTCAGTGACGCATTCAAACGCGCAGCGGTATCTTTCGGGGTAGCTCGCTATCTTTACCGTGACGGGCCATTGCTATCGCCAGAGCAGTACGATCAGAAACTACCGAGGCCAACAGCATGAAGTTACCAAAGAACGGAATCAGCAAAATCGTGGTCGAACGAGTCCAAGGCCACGATCTAGGCGTAACGACTAAAGCCATCATCCAGACAGTCAGAAAGTCGCACAAAAACGCCAGTGAAAAACAGGTTAAGAAAGCGTTGGACAACTGCATCCAGCGCGGGTTCTTGATCCGTACCGATAAGGGTCGATATAAAGCCCGTACAACGGCTTATAAAGCCCCAATTAAACGAATTACCGTCGAAGAGACCCAACCCCAAAGGGTAGAGGTCGAAACGCCTAAATCGAGCGTAATAAGCCCCGAAAAAATTATCAGCACATGCGTGTTTGCGTCTGTTGTTGTGTCAGCTTTTATCTCAACCCTACTAGGAGCAATGTAAGTGGAAAAACAATTCGTAGATGGTCTGCGAGCCTTTAAGCCAAACGAGAAGTCGCCGGACTTTATCAAAGCCAATGTGGTGATCCACACGGCTGATCTTGTGAAATGGCTAGAATCTCAGCCTGAGAAAATCAAGATCGACATGAAAGAAAGCCAAAAGGGTAGCTGGTATTTTGAGGTTAACACTTGGAAGCCAACCAGCGAGCCGTTAGTGCCTAAGACTGAGATGCCGACCAAGGGTGAGTTACTAGAGGATGTGCCGTTTTGACGGCGGCGCATAAAGTCTCAATCGACCAGCGGTATGTACAGATTAAATACCCTGCTAGATGGGAGGAACTGAACGGTGTGGATAAGATTGCCGAACTAATGAAGCTAAAAGGCCGAATTATGGCAATTATCAACGCCATTGAAATTGATGAAATGTATGACCGATACAACCGTAAGTGAAGAGGATCTCTATGGCGCTACGGTGTCCGATGATCGGCAGACGGTTCCGTTGGAATTCTTTGTCGATTATCTGGATGCTGTAAAGCGTAACTGGGATTCAATCTCAGAGTTTAAGCTGGCCTGTCTGGAAGAAGATAAAGATGCAGCCCGCAGCGCGTTAGCTGATATCCCACAACCTGATGAACTACTGTTGTGGCGAGCGCCAACCAAGGGATCGGTTTTTACAACCAAAGAACGCGGATTCTTGAAGTCTTAGTCGCGGACTAATATGGCCTCAATGAATATGGCGATCTCGTTGCTCGATGCGCTGGATTTAGCCTCAAAGTGAAAGTCGGTCTTTTCCGCTATCTTAAATGGTACTTGTCGGTCATAGCTAACCTGCGAATCCGAAAACGTAGCCTCAGCCACCTTTAGGGTTCTCCCCGCGCTGTTAGTCACAACATTCCTGATAACCAAATACTGATTACCGTTAGCCGTTGCAGAGTTAACATCAATGCGGAATAGGTACAGGCTATGCCCAGCCGGGACAGAATATACGGAACTCTGCGTAGTTCCTAACGTCGCCTCAATGTAGGCATACGTTGTGCCGCCATTCGTTATCGAGATGTTCCCAGTAGCGTTACCGTTTAAGATTATCGCACTGTTGATCCGATAGAATAATACGCTGCCAGTTACCGCAGTCGTGCCATCTGATGCATCAGTGGTTAGTGTTTCAGTGACCTCAGCATAGTTTGCGTCGAGTCCCGTAATTTTAACCTGCAAGCCAGTATCGCCAGATGCAGAACTTGCCACTGACATTGCAACGGCAGAAGATGGATAGGCGTATAAAGCTCCGTTATTCCAGATGGTTTCAAAAGATGTCCCTACGGCTCGGTTGAACCCAAATATATTAACCGCAGTGGTGTCCCAGATGTTGCCTTTAGCGACATCAAATAAAAACTCAGTCGTTGGCCTCGTCGGATTGTACTGATACATCCATCACCTCTTTGATTTTGCCCGCGTGATGACTTATCGCTGCTTGGATCTCTTCGTAGTTTATCATCAAAGCATCAATCTGGCCGCGCAGTTCTTGGATTCTCTTAACCCTAATCTTCGCTTCTTCGGTCAGGTCTTCCTCAGCGTAAGTAACGTCATCAATTGTGATCATTTTTGTCCCCGTTTGGTTGAGGGGATACTTTAACAAATAACCTATTGGATGACAGCTAAAAGGTTAATCGTCTACTTCCACATCAGGCAAGTCGTGAAATATGATTTCGGTGCCAGCTTGCCGAGATGTAATTACCTTCGGCATACAGACTAGGCTAAAGCGGTTGGTCTTGGGAAAGATGTACGGAAAATCATCGCCGCTCTGATGTTCTATCGCTACCTTGTGCTTGCTGCATTGCGACAACGTGCGGAAGTGTACTTGGAAGCTAGGCTCCTGCACTCCACCAACGTACATCAGCAAAACATAAACAAGCATCTCCGGCATTTATATTTCTCGCTTCTTGGTGATAACCTGCGTCTTCTTGGCTTGTGGAGCCTGCAACGTCCAAGTGAGCAGCTCAATCCGTCGATTAACTGCCCCCGCCAGATACCGATGCAAGCTGTTCTGAACGTATATTCTAGCGCCGTAGCTACAGGTCTGCTGCGCGTCAGTCAGCCACTTTATAGCGGCGTCTCTACGTGCTTTTCCGTATAACGTTCTTAGCATCTCCCAGCGCCTTAAATCGCACTTTAATGTGGGGTCAAAGAACGGAAACGGGTCTAGTTCTGCGCTTGCTGGATCATTATATTGATGAGCTGTTGCAACTTCTGGTCGCTGGATTTGGCGGTTTCCTGCATTTCGCTGAGATTTCTGGTTATCTGCTGGATGGCTTGCTCGTTTAATTTTCCCGTTGTACCAGCTTCTTCAGCTTTCTTAGCCGCCTCACGGACTTCAGCTTCAATACGGCTGACGGTATTCTCGGTTGCAGCAGCATTCGCTTGCATAGCCCCGTAGCCCATCAAGAATGAAACAGCAGCCGCCACGATTGGCAGCGCCCACGTTGGGATCTTAATTGCATTTTCCTGAGACATATTACCCTACCAAATGTGTTGTGATTACTGTTGCAGCCGTTGCAAGGGCTGTTGTGATTACTAACCAAGCCAGCTTCTCCCATCTGGCCGCGTGCGCATCCGTTGCTGCTCGGAGTTGCTTTAACTCCACTACAGCTTCGCCCCATCTCTCGCCGCATTCTTTCTCATGCTTTGCGATCCGCTCTAAAGCATCTAGGGCTAGGTTGCGCTCTTCTTTGGTCATTCTTTCGCTCTACCGCATACCAGTGCGAGGTATTCTAGTAGCTTGTACGCCTTAGCCACTAGAGCATCGTCCTGCGGAGTCGGCGTTAGCGCAGTGATTGCACTCGCTAATGTAACTGCTGCCGTAGCAACGTTGAATAAATCTATTAAGTCCACGGTGTACCACTCGCTTGAACTGGATTCTTGGATAACTCTATCTGGCTGGCAACGCTATCCTCATACTGGGATACCGCTTCTTCGCCAAGAGCAGATTTAGCCCATTCTACAGCATCATCGTGAGAAATGTCTGAGTAAGCAGTAAAGCTGTCCGCATCTGGCGCTTCTAGCCCTACAGTGCCGTAGCAGCGGCCTGAGTGGACAATCTCATCCACTGTCTGACTGTCCGTTACCTGCCAGTGCAGTATGTTGACCACCCCCTCTAAACCACTTTCTGAGTCGTTTAGGGTTCTTTCCATTGTTGATACTTGCCATTGCATTAGTTGTTCTCCTCAAATTGCTGAAATGATGAACGCTAAAAGCTCTGAATAGCGCACACCAAGCCGTGTACATTCTTCGCCTGTTTCTTCGTCTGTCCATGTGCTTGAAATAAACATTGCATAGCGTCCAGCGTCTAAGCCTTCGGCTGTGAATGCGTCTTGCAGGTCTTGTGCGATGATTCCAAAGTGAATACGGGCATCGTCGCCCTTTTCCTCTACAGAAGACTTCCAACGGAACTTGCGTAGTAAGCCTTTAGCGGCTACAGCCACACGTTGCTCTGCGTCGGATAGTTCTTCTATGTCCTGCTTTTCGTTACGGTCTGAAGTTTGAATGGTGCCGTTAGTGGCGTATATGTCCTTAAAACGAGTCGTTCCTGAACCAATATCAAGTATGTTATCGACAACTGCGCCGTCTTCATTTGTGGGTTGAATTTGCCTCGTACCCCCACTCAACCCTGAGCCATTTGAGCGTGGATCAAAAACAAACGATGTAGCGACACTTCCACGAGAGACAACTGTGCCAACTTCTGTCCCGTCCTTATGAAACTGCAAAATGTTTCCGTCACTACTTAGTCTGTTTAAGTATACGGCAGTCCTACCGTCTGCCGTTGTGCTAACCTGACCAAGAGCATCAAGTTCATGCCCTACCGTTCCAAATGCTGAGGATGATTTTGCGACTAGCAATCTGCCATTGCTCTCGATGCGCATGCGCTCCGGAGCAGCACTGTTATTGGCATTAGTGGTATAAAACTTTATGTAGCTGTCGCCACTTCCGCCAAACAACGTAATACCCGCGTGGGATTTGCCGGTGTTTACAAAAGCGCCAGTATTAGGGTTTCGCTGCGTGTTGAATTGCAAAGCGTTGGTATCAAAATCTATGAATGCAGCGTTCGTCGTACCTCCGATCTGAAACGCCCCAGCCGCGTCAATTCGTAGGCGTTCGGCCGAGGTGCCACTGTTTTCTGTATAAAAATTCAAGCTAGAAGAAGTTGCCGCGCTTTGCTCTGCCGCAATTGCTGCTTTAGCACTACCGTTGTTCAGCGAAAACTCTAATTTAGCGCCAGAGCCATTGGAGTTAGTTGTGTTCGTCAGCGTATAGCCGGTAACGCTAGGCATGTTGCCAGCAGTGACGTTTGAACCATCTGAAAATGTTTGGGTGATATTGCCGCTGCTATCGATGCGCATGCGTTCGATGTTGTTGGTGTAGAACTTCATCGGTTGGTTTTGACGCTGACGGATAGCAACTTCTGGAGTAGGATTTTCAATTGTAATACTGAAGCCATCAGCGGCGTTATGACCAGAAGCCGTGTTGGTTAATCCGATGGATGTGTCTGCGCTTCCTCCGCTGACATGAAGGTTTCTGTTGGGCGATGACTGACCGATGCCCACGCCAGTGCTGTTGATGCGCATGACTTCACTGCCACCGACATCTATTTCGTAGCTAAAACCAGAAGCAACATTCATTCCCATTGAGCCATTAGAATTGAGCAATACTGAGCCGCCTCCCAATGCTTCTACTGATAAATGCCCAGCACTTGTTTTGAATGTTGTATCGCCGCCGCTTATGCGCATGGCTTCGCTGCCATCAACTTCAACGCCGAAATAGCTGTTTGCCGCCGCATTCCCAGAGTCTGCCGAAACAATGAATACCCCATCGTTGTCACTGTAAAGTTTTCCGTAGACTCCGGAGGTACTTCCTCCCAGCCGCACTTGCCCGTTACTGGACGAACCACGAATCTCTAAGTTTGCATTTATGCTGCTAGTCCCGATGCCCACGGAGCCGCTGAATGTGGCGTTGCTGTTTGATTTCAGCCTTAAAACTTCCGCTGAGGATGTGCCACCGTCGCGACCTCTGAAAACCAAGTCGCCGTTAAACGCGCTCTGGAACTCATTTGCAATCATCCAGCCAGCGGCTTGACTTTCTCTAGTTTCTAATTTGATCGCTGAATAGGTGGCTGAATTGTTGGCGTTAATCAGTGTCAAGGCAGTGTTGTCATCAGCGGTCTGGTTGAACTGACCTGTAGGAATTGAACCTGTCCCGCTGGTGTAGGAGTGAAGTTTAGCTTGGGGTGAGCTAGTGCCCACTCCAACCGCTCCATCGCCGCGAACCTTGAAATAGGTCGCTGAGTTGTCGTGGTTTCTAACACTGAACGACTCATCGCTTGAGTTGCTACCAGCGCGAACCCACAACCCGTAATTTCTACCGTCAGTTGCCTCATTGTTGCGAACGGTTAAAGCATAAGCATCGTCTGCAACACCGTCTGCTGGGTCTATTGTTACGCCGCCGTTTAATGTTGCGGAACCGCTTGCGGTGAGCGTCGTAAAACTTCCCGCCGCTGGGGTAGATGACCCGATGGCTATGCCGTTTAGTGATGACAGTTGCGCCCTGACGTTGCCGCCTGACCGAACAACGATTAAATCATCCGTGGATAACAGCGCGCCGCCGTTTGATAGTTCGCTAATTTTACTCATTTTAGAAGACCTCTACTAAACAGCTGACGCTGACCGTGTTGATACCATCATAACTATTAAATTGTAGCGCGGTTCTGAACCTTGCGCTTTCTGATCCTGACGATGGCCCATCTAATAACGAGGCACCATCTGCACTTAGATACATTATTCCCGGCTCACCGCCTTGGGGCGATGGGGTATAAAAGCCCGTCACCAAGTCCACGTTATTCGCAGCAGTTGGATTCATCTTAATAGACTTAACTGTCGAATATGTCGAGCCGCCATCTGTCGATTTCTGAATTATAAACGTCGCGGGGAAGTTGGTAGTACCTCCAAACGTCGGCGAACCATCCGCGCTTAAATCGAAAGTTATTTTAACAGATTGCGTTGATGTAATTGTCACGGCATCTGAAGGTGAACCATACGCGCCAGATGTGGATGTTGTGCCAAAGGATCGGCCTGTTGTGGTTCCCGGCGCGCCTATAACTGTTAACTGTCCATTCACTACTGCAAGATAGACTCCGCTGATACTTAGGCGGTTGGCGCTAATAGTTCCGGCAACGATTAAGTCGCCGTTTAGCTCAACGTCGCTAGTCATCGAGATTTTATTATTGGCAATCTGAAACGGGATGATCGGGTTGTCAGATGTTGACGATGGGTTAACAACTGAGAACTTATCCGCGACTACGGCAAATTCGCTAGTCGGGGTAGCATTGCCCGCTGTTGACGCCAACCCGTAACCCGCAACGCGGCCATTGTTATCAATCTTGACCGTGTACTGCGCACTCAACCCGTTAATCGAAGTCGCTTGCGTTGTTATAGATGCAGAGTTGTTACCTACCGTTGTATTCAGCGTTGTAACGTCACTGGAAATGCTTGTGATGCTGCCTTCTGCACTGGTAACCCTAGTGCCTAAGCTGCTGACTGCCGTAGCATTTGCAGTAATGTTCGTGTTCGCTGTTGTTAAGCTAGATTGCAGGGTTGTGATATCCGCAGCCTGACTTGTGATAGACCCTTCGGCTGATGTAACCCTAGTGCTTAATCCTGATATCGCAGTCGCATTGCTTGTGATGTCACTTTGCGCTGTGGTCACGCTAGATTGCAGCGTTGTAATGTCTGACGCCTGAGAAGTGATCGAACTTTCGGCTGTAGTGACTCTAGTATCCAGCCCACTGACCGCTGTGGCGTTGGTTGTGATGTTGTTGTTTGCCGTAGTCAAATCCGATTGCAGGGAAGTAATATCCGATGCTTGTGAGGTAATAGAGCCTTCTGCCGATGTGACGCGGGTATCTAATCCGCTGACAGCGGTAGAGTTAGCTGCTATAGCAGTGGTATTTGTTCCAGTGGTTGCTATTACCGTATCTAAAGACGAACTCAGGCTAGTTAGCTGGGTCGATTGCTGGGTTACCGTTTCATCAGTCGCTGTGATTTGCGTCTGCAATGTTTGGTCGGCAGTCGATAGCGCAGCCGTGACGTTATCCAGCGTTTCGGTTTCAACGTCGGCACTAGCCTCCGTTTCGATGTTGTCGTTGGATTCATCTTGTATTTTTGTGCGAACCTTTAGGTCACTTACCAGCGTAGTATTCGACGCTGATAGAGCAGTCACAGTGCCATCTAGGTTAGTCACTGTAGTATCTAGGACATTAATCGCGCTTGTGTTTGCGTCAATCCCGCCATCTCTAACAGCAACCCAAGCCGAACCCGACCAGCGGTAGAGTTTGTTGTTATCGTTGCTGTCTATCCACAAATCGCCCGTAGCCGTGGCAGTAGGCGCATCATCTTGTACGAAAGTAACGATTTTACCGTCAGCGGTAGCCTGAGCAGTCGCCGCGTTAGCAATTGCTGTGGGGATGTCGGTATCGCGTGACTCTACCCATGAACTACCAGACCAGCGATGAAGTTTGTTCTTATCTGAGGTATCAAACCAAAGATCCCCAATGCCTTCTGCTGTTGGGGCGCTTGCGCCAAAGAATGTAGTGACCTTTCCATCGGCAGTAGATTGAGCTGTGGCAGCATTGCTAATCGCCGTAGCTATCTGTGAATCCTGCGCCGCGACCCATGCGCTGCCGCTATATCGGTAGACCTTATTACCGTCATTGGTATCAAACCAAAGGTCACCTAGACTGCTGACCGATCCTGCTGGCTCATCGTCTTGGTAGAACGAATCAATCTTGCCATCTGCTGTAGATTGCGCTGATGCCGCGTTAGTGATGGCAGTCTGAATGCCAGCATCACGCGCAGAAACCCATGCGGTTCCATTAAACCGATAGACCTTATTGGAATCATTTGTATCGAACCAAAGGTCACCCGTAGTTCTGCCGGACGTTGATGGCTCATCATCTTGAAACAATGCGACGATTTTACTGTCCGCAGTTGTTTGGGCAGTCGTTACATTAGTATTCGTGGTGCTGAGATTGGCATTTAGGCTAGTTATTGATGACGCATTACTAGCAATTCGCGGGTCTTCTAAGCTAACCCACGCGCTGCCCGTCCAGTAATAGGGATGGTTGTTGTCATCCGAGTCATACCAACGGCTAAACGTAGGTATCGGATCAGGTACACCACCAACACCCGCGACAGGTGCCGATGCGCTTACAAAAACATCAGATGTTCCAGATGTGATATCTGCAACGGTATTTTCTAGGTTAGATAAGCTAGTGCTAACCGTGTTGATGTTGCCCTGTAATGTCGTTGAGTTGTCGCTGACATAAATAGCAACGTCGCCAAGATTCTGAATATCGACATCAGCGCCAGTCTCTAAATCAAGAACTTGTCCGGCTTCGACTTCTACGTTGAGAATCTGTTGTGCTAGGACGCTGTTTTGAACAGTGGTAAACCCAACGATGTTTCCAGAACCGTCATAGATATTAGTGCCAAACGTACCGCCGACTGTTGCGTTGTCATCGGGGGCATCTGTCGAACCTCGAACATCTGACCAGTTAACCCGCCCGCAGGTGGCGCTAATCGTACTGGTGTCATTGTCTGGGGTTCTATCCGACTCGATCCCTGCGCCAGTACCCGCGCCGTAAGCTAATGCGCGAATCCAGTAATAACGAGTGTCGTTCGGCACAATCGCGTCAGCGGCGTTAGAGGCATCGTGAATAAATTGCGTACCTCTTACACGACCAATCTCTACTTTGCTTGCCCAGCTAGAGTTAGGCGAGGCGTAAACAGCAATCTCGTTGAATCGGCTAGTCTCAGTGGGGTTAGTCCAGTTAAGCTCGATATTCTTCAAGCCAGCCGTAGCCGTTAAATTACTGGGATCGGGTACGCCGGGGAATCCAGCCGTAATAACCCCAGTAGGGCTTACCGTCGAGTATTCAATAACCGCAGGGTCAGCGTAACTGCCTGAGTCATCCTCGATCAGCGTTAAGTTAACGCCGTTAGCGTTGGACTCTGAGAACGACCAACCAACGCAGCGGAATACCTTGTTTGAGTACCCCAAGTCGCTAAGGGTGATATTTACTCGGTCACCTACTGCCACACGCAACCCAGATAAGTTAGCTGGGAACGTGATTACCTTCTGCTGGTCACTTAGCTGAATCAGCTTATTGGCAATACGCTGTGCCATGTAGCTGGTATTGGTCATCGGTAAGCTGATGTTGCGGACTAGCGTCTCGTTGTTGTCACGCTGTAGGGCCGCAGTCAGTTGTACTGGCGGGAATTCTACCGACTTGTGGTTATCAGTTGGCGCTATATACATCCCTGTTATCTTGTTAAACCGCTGAGAACGTTCTACAGACGTTTTTACCATTACAGGGCCAGATAGATCATCCTCGCCCAAAGACTCGCTAGGAGCCGCGTACACGCCCGCTCTGACCGTGTATTTACCCGATGTATAGGTCAGGTTGCCATTCATCGCACTAAGAATCTTGTCGATGTTTTGGCGGTGCTGGTCGGTGCCAAAAATTACACCGTTACACGTGAAACGTTTTTCAGTGGTAGAGCCGGGGATTGATACGCTTACATCACAAGCATTCGCCGCAGTAACTATCGCATCCCAATCAATCTTAGCGGCAGCGATACCTAGCCCGAAGGTCGAACTCATCAAGTAATCAGCTATGCACAGCGCAGGGTTGTCCGTCCATGCCTGATAACTCGAATTGGTAGGATTGGCCCCCGCAGATGTATCCAGACGCGGGTCATAGATATCTTTCTTGCCTTTAACTAGGGCTTTTATGTTGTTAGGGCGTTTCTGATCCCATACGGATTGGGACTCATCGTTTAGAATCCATTTGGTTACGATATTGGCAATCCCCTTACCTTGGTGGGCGCTAGTGTATTCACTAAACGCTGCTACTAGGTCTGCATCTGCCGCTTGGGTCGATGTCCCGAGGTGCTTGTTAATCTTACAAATAACAGTGCTGTCGATGGGGCCAAAGTCGCCGCTTGTGACATTACCACCCGCCGCGTTGCCAGAATTAATAGTGGAGTTAGCTATAACCTGATCATCGAAATAAATATCAGTGATGCTGTGGACTTCGTGGCCAGCCAATGCAATCTGATGGTATAGGTCGCGGTTCTTATCACCAGCCGTACCTACAAACGTAATCGGCCCAGACACCAAAGCCTCGCCATAGATTAGCTTTTGTGGTTCTGTGGTGCTTCTGACTGTGGACTGTCTAGCTAAAGAGTTGTCATTAATGGCGCTGGTTAAATCAGGTGCCATCATCGACGTTGCTAATCTTGCGCCACCAACAACAGCAGCAGTTGCCACGATTGCACCGATAGCAGCCGCAGCACTACCTGTTGCCACACCTAAAGTAACCGCTGATCCAATCGTAATTAATGTTGGAATAATTTGAGGCATTTACTACACGCTCCAACCGCAGACTAAATAACGATCACTGATTCTGATTAGCCCTTTCTGCGTTAGGGCAACAATCTTATCGCCCAGCTTTACGCCCATTAACTGACCAACGATAGGAACCTCAATCAAACAAGGGTCGCCATCTTTAAGCTGGTCTGACTCATTACCCAGAATCGACACGATCAAGCCTTTAAGATCACCGTTTACAATCTCATCGGCTTCTTGCTCGGTATTATATTGGAAATCGGCAGCGTAATCCTGCCCAGTTAGTTCTTTGGCTATAAAAGCTGCAAACTGACAACAATCGGCATCGCCGTAATTGAACTCGCGCCGTTGCCACTTATTGAGTGCGGCTAGTACCTTCATTAGCGCGTTTCATCATACATCGGTCTGACTGGGCCAGTTGAGTCTGTACCCGCAGTACCTTCCTTGCCTGCGCTACCCCACTGAATCTTGGCCCCTTCTATGTCTTTCAAGAACCCGAAGAATAGGTCGCCCGAGAATGTGGTTTGCTGATGTGCGTCGGTATATTTACGATTCGATGCGCGGTCAAACTTTGCTAATTCACTCTCGGCGATTAAAGAAATGCCATCACCGCCTTCGACGCCTAGCGATACGTTCATCTGATCAATAAAGCCCGTCCAGACTTCAGTCGGATTAGCTAATAAATCATCGTCAGAATCCAGCGCACCGATATACAGTGTAACCGGACGCATGTAGTAATCTTCATTTAGCGCCGCGTTACTGATGGTCGAGTCGATACCAGAAAGACTTAACGTAATCTTGTAAGGGCTAACTTCGGCCCCTTCTTCTATCGCGGATATGTCTCCGAGATCCCCAACGCCTAGCCAGTTCTGACTGCCCCAAGTGTAAGTACCAATCGAGTTATGCAGGTATAGCGTGCCACTAGAAAACTCTAGCTTAACGAATGTAACCGTCGCAACGTGATCAGCGATTAACGCCGCAGCTACATTTGTCGGAAAATCACGGCTCACGCTAGAACATCCTCGATTGCTTCGATGCTAAAGCTAGAAAAGACTCCCGGCTGATTAGACCAAGATGCAGGACTAGCCAACATAAACACGCCACTAACGGGCGAGGTGTAATCAATAGCCGTATCGTCTGCTGGTGACTTTCTAATCGGTGGAGCAATAGACAACGTGACGTTACCAGAGCCATCAGAATTACTATCTGCCGTGATTAGGTGTAATTCGTTACCAAACGACACATAGTCACCTTCTCTGAGGTAGTTAGTAACACTAGCTGTTGCGCCATCACATACCAAACTAGCGCCAGACTGATTAGCGCCGTTCACTCGTAACGTACCGCCTCCGGTGCCGCGTCGGGTAAAAGAGTGGTCGTGTAGATTAAAGCGATGCTCTTGTCCGTTTAGTTTAGTAACAAACGCTTGCATGGCCGCACGATCTGCGCCTGTAAGGTTGTTGAACTGTAACGTGGCTCGCCATAACGAACCTCTGCGCCCTACAGTCTGCACCGCGTTAGTTAGCGGTGATCGGTAGGTTCTAGTATTAGTAACTAGCTCAAACGTACTGCTTGATGGCGTTATCGACGGGAATGAATAAGTGGTCATACAAAGCGCCTTCTACGCATCAAATCTTGTATTGATAGAATAGTCTGCTGGGACGTTTCTTGCATAGCCGCTCGGATCTTTAAGTCCACCTCAGGGCCAGCGCCAGACGCATTAACATTATTCACGACAGTAATACCGCCGCCCATCTTGTCATTAGGGACAATCGACCCCGATGAGTTTGGAATAAACATCTCAGGCCCACGCTCGCCGACCATATAGGGCTGACCAGCTTGTACTGGGCCACCTATCGCCTTACCCGTTAAGCCTTTAGCAAACGATAAAAACCCGCCTGTTATCTTATCTACAACAAACAACTGGATGGCTTGCATTATTAGCTGCGCTGCCATTTGCTTAAACGCATCAGCAACGGATGTAGTGCCTTTGACAATCCCCATCAACCCTTCGGACATATTCTTAAACGTGGTCTTGGTTATGTCATCGAGGTTATCTTTAAGCGTCGGCATCTTGGCTAAGAAGTCAGTAACGCTTTTGCCCATCTTTTCAAAGCCAGAAACCGCTGGCGGTGGTAGCTGGGCGATGTCGTTTTTTAGTTCAGCAACAGACTCGGCGGCTTTTCGATTAGAAGCTATGAATTGCTCCATTTCCGCGACCAACGCTTCTCCCGGCTTTAACGCTTTTAGTCGATCAATCTCAGCAGAGGTGGCTGCAATTCCTTGTGGCAAGTTGCCTATTATCTGCTCGGCTGATTCAGTGATCTCATCCATAAACGGATTAAGACGCGCAATCTTGTTATAAACGTCTATAAACCCTTGCAAGAACGGTATCAGCTTGCTGCCAATGCTATCTGCAAACTCCAGAACGCTTAGCTTTGCCTGTAAGAAGAAGATTTGAACCGAGTGAATAATATCTCGAACGAACCCAAACGCCTTAATTACAGCACTTGCTACTTTCTGGCCGGTATTACCAAAATCGCTAGAATCTAAAGCCGCTTGCCTAAAGCCATCAGCCACAAAAGTGATAATTGGCGCAAAAGCTACGGACAGTTGATTAGTTAATCCAGTGAATACGGCCTTTAGCCTAGTTATGGCGTCGTTTGCCGCTTCCATCTGCGCAGTATCAGTACGGCTTAACGTTACGCCTAGATGCTCCGCTTCTTCGGTCATCTTCTGTAACGCTTCAGCACCACCACCCAGCGTGTTAACTAACGCAACACCTTCCGAGTCAAACAGCTTCATCGCCAACCGAACTTTATCCGATTGGTTCTTAACGCCAGCCATAGACTCAGCAACTACGTTCATCTGCTGATCGAGCGGCAGTCTAACCAACTCATCAGCGTCAATACCTAGTTCTTGGAGTGCGCCTTTGGCCTCGCCCGTACCCTGCGCAGCTTCCGCAGCCCTGCGCGTAAATCGCTGCAAAGCCATGTCCATCGTGCCAGTAGATACGCCTGTTAACTCCGCAGCGTGACGCAACCCAGCTAGTGCTTGAGTTGTAACGCCCAGTTTATCGGCAGTTTTTGCAAGCTCATCGCCAGCGTTAATGGATGATTTTATAAGTGCGCCAAACCCCGCAGCACCTACAGCGCCGACTAAAGCATTCTTCATGCTGAAGACAGCGCCCGATACCTTCTTCAAGCCTTTGGTTATGCCAGAAAAGCCAGCCTTGGTCTTATCAACCGCCTTGATGTTGATTCTTACATCTTGGTTAGCCATCTCTGTCCCTCAAAATCTTAAAGTATGCCGCCCACTCGTTTACTTCACTTAGCGACATCTGCTCGGCTTCTGCAATGCTCATATGTAACCGATCAGCCAAGGACAATAGATTCATCCTCAACGGATCGGACATTAGTTTTTTTCAGCATCCTCCGGCGACTGTATCTCGGCAAACATTTGCTCGGCGATAGCGGATATAACCGCAGTCTCTTCGCCCATCAGATCAACCCGATCCTCGGCAGCTTTGAATAGCTTTTCGCCATCCTCGCTCGCCGCTTTCATCACAATCAGGTCAACCATTGCCGCGATGGTCGTGTTCTCTAAGAACTTGGGATGCTTCTTCTGCAACTCGTTAATGTCGTAACAGGTAATCGGGAAGCAGTACATGACAAAAGGCTGACCTTCCGAATCAGCCCATGCATCAACGCTTATCGTGCGAGGGGTTACTGTGCGTCTGTTTCTAAGCTCTTTAGCTAGACCCATGTGCTACCCCTATGCTGTTGCTTCTGTTACCGCGCCTGAGATTTGTACTTCAAACGAACCCTCAACCATTCCATCGAAAGATGCAGTGATTTCGTTGCTCGTTACTACACCACCGCCGCTGTAATACTTCTCTCCGGTGCCTGTGCCTGTCGGGTAGACCTCAAAGATAATAGAAGCCGCAGCATCCATTACTAGCTGAACCGCGTCGGCGTCATCCCAGTAGACCTCGGCAGATAAAGTGCCCGTCTTCAAGGATGATTGATAGGTGCGCGAAGTATCACCCATTGTGGTGTCTTCAATTGTGTCAGCAGATTGTGTCAGGGTGTAGGATCGAACCTCACCCATAGCAGCAACAGTGCCGCCGCTTACAGCGAGTTTTACAACGCCGCTTGATCCTTTTGTGGTAGCCATTTAGAAATCCTCTAAGTTGTGCCTCTGGTGAATTGGTATTCAATCCGTACCGTTATAATAACACCTCCGACGGGATGTATAGAACCATCGTCTGTTTCAATACTTACGATCTGCGT